GGCGAGACCCTGAGTACCACTTCCGTTATAAGCAGCATGAGCGGCTACAGCTCCAGACATATTGTATTTATTTAAATATATAAAAGAAAATAATTTTAAATTTAATACGTAATAAAATTAAAAACACACATTTTATTTATTTAACTGAAACTGGTTGAACCTGATACAATAGACTGCACCTGGGTTCCACAAACTGTTACTGAAATGTATGCATTTTGTGAAATTTTATTACTGTTCAAAGCATTTTCAATAGGATGATTATCAGTTGGATCATCTGTTAAGAAAATGTCTTTTTTAATTTTGAGACACAATTTCTTATTGTGTATCTTTGAAAAGTCAATACCAGATGTATCAAATGCTTTTTCAGCTATTTTAATGATGTAAAAATCGTTTGTATTTACTTGTTTAAGTCCAAAATTTTCGTTGTTATCCATAAGTAACATACTCGATTTAATAAAACCAGTTCGGTCACTACCGAGAATCAATTCTGCGGATTCTATAAAATCTGAAAAGTATCCAAATGTATCGTAAACTATACTACTCGTTGTATGATTTTTAATTTCTGTAATGTCACTAAATCCATTGGTAATGTACGCGGGTAAATCGTGACTGTATCCAAGATCCGAACTTGTACCCGAAGATTTACTTATAATTCTACTAGAAATGTGAGGAAGTCTTAGAGAAAATAATATGTGACTTACGTTTATATTAATGTCATCTAGGTTCACAACCGCTTCAAAAAGATCTCCGGATACATTTGCTACATCCGTTATTTTATTAATGGCTTGTTGAGCAAAATGAGATGTGTGTACAACGTGTGTAATCAAATTTTTAGATATGTAATTTTTTTCGGTTTCGGTTATTGAATGATTTACGGTTTTAATAAAAGATTTAAAATAATTTGAATCTAGATAATTCGCTGAATTTGTACCACCTGATAAAATTTGAACAGATCTTTGTGATAATGAAGGGTTTAAATCATTATAATGAACTTTCAATTTAAGATTATTAGTTAATGCCCCTTGACGTATCAAAGCATTCTTCATATCTAAACTTCTTCCGATAAACGGAATAGAACAAGATGCTTGAATATAAACTACATCACCAGATTTACATTCTCTGTGATAAACATTGTCAAGTTTGTCTTCTAGATGAAAATTAGGTCCGGAAATATTACTTCCTTTACCGAGTTCCGTTAAATTCCGAATGTATATGTCATCGGAAGTTAGAGTCTGAATAGTAAAATGTCCGAAATAAATTTCAATTTTGTGTATCAATGCTAGAATTATATCATTTGAAACAAATACAACAAAATCACCCGGAGTATCAGGGGCTTTAAATCTAAATTCTACACAAAATGAAATCTCTGACAAAGCACTTGAGTCCGCATTAATGCTAAACGTGTCATGATTAGAACTATTTGGAAAAGTCTTTAGACTTCCCGGTATAACTGTTTCACCTGCGCCGGATATGTACATTTTTTGACATTTAGAAAGTAAACTAGAACTTATGTTTTCACGAGATGTGTATTCGTTTGATCTACAAACAGACTGTGACCCCGTCGAATCAAAAGTTTTAATAGATACATTATCTATTCCCATAAAATGTTTAATATATCTATTGTATTTTTTTTAAAGATTTAAACAAAATTATAAGAAAGACATCGAGCCGCCAACTACAGATTGTACCTTTGTACCACACGCTGTAACAGTGATTATACCACTTTGTTGGTAATCATTGCTATTTAGAGAATTATCTGTATACAATTGTGAAAAAATGTTATCATATAAATTAATAATCAATTTTTTGTTATTAATCTTCGAAAATGCTACGCCGGAGGTGTCAAATGCCTTTTCAGCCAATGTTATCATGTAGAAAGCTTTATGATTACCTGCGTACTTAAGATCAAAATTTTCACATGTGTCTAGTTGCGCCGAGCTTCCCTTAATAAACCCAGTTCTATCGCTACCAAGTACAAGTTCCATAGAATCTATGGGATTACGGAGATAACCAAAAAGATCTCCGGTAAGTTTAGATGTTCTAGGATCAATTGTACTAAAAGGTGTGGATACACCATTCACAGAATTCGTTATACGTGAAACGATAGTCGAACTCATTGGTAAATCATTAAAATTTTTATTGCCAGCAAACCTTTTGTTGTGTACATGTGGTAAACGTACCGCTATTAATAGATGAGAAACATTATGCGATACATTTTCAAGATCTACTTCAATCTGTGTAGTATTATCCGTAAAACGGGGAACATTTACATTTATAGGAATAGTCTTAGTGACACTTGATGAAGTGTTTAATACCTTGTGAATTATATTCTTATGTATAAATTTTTTCTCAGTATCTGAGATTATATGGGTTCTAACTTTAAGATGACTCTTGAAATATCCAAGGTCTAAATAGTCATGATTAGTTCCTCCATCTGTAAAACCAAACGGTGATACATATCGTCCGCCCGTAATAACCTGATAAGAAGAACCGCCGGCGGATGTTAAATTTCTATATAACTCGTTGTAATAAACCTTTACAGTTACAGCATTAGTCAAGGCTCCGGCTTGTAAAAGTGCTCGCGACATATCTTTATTTCTTCCCATGAAAGGCAATGAACAAGACGCTTGAATTACATGGACATCTGTGTGCTGGTTCGGGTCCGAGTCGAGTAGATTAGTCCAGTGTCCGGTAAGTTCTAAAAGTTCGGTACCACCACCTTCAGAATTGGGTAGTTGCCCAATGGTGCTGTTAAAGTTGTAAGGAACCCCAAGTTCGGTTAAATTTCTGATGAAGATGTCATCTGCCGTTAGTGTTTGGACTGTTAAGCTACCTAATTTAATCTCTACCCGGTCTATAATAGACAATACAATGTCCTTTGTCACAGAAGCAATAAGTGTTTGAGTAATAGTACTTGTTGCAGGATTTTTAAATCTAAATTCAATATTGAATATCATATCAGAGATAGCGTCAGTATCAGAATTGACATAGAATGTATCTACAGAGTCTAATTTAGGAAATGTTCTTAAACTACCGGGTATAACAGTTTCTCCAGATCCTGAAATGTACAATTTTTGACATTTAGAAATAAAAGAAGACTTTACTTCCTCGTCTCCTTTGTATTCATTTGTTCTACACAAAGATTGTGAACCAGTTGAATCAAAAGTTTTAACGGCTACGTTACTAATACCCATTGTTTATTATATTTAATTTATTTTTTTTTTAAAATTAAATCGTAGATTGTAATTCGTTTTCATTTAGTTTTTAAAATAAATACAAAAATGTAAATAACAATGTCAAATTTTGAATGTTCTGTCGAGGATTTAATGTCGAATACGGAGGCCAATAATATACCAGATGTTGTACCCGATAATGTAAATTTAGAATTTAATAAATCAGAAGATAATGTATCTCCCGATACCGAAAAACCGCCAGGTGTAAATTTATCAGTATATCAAAGATTATACACTGATAAAAATATCAAAACTATTTTATTTATAACACTTGTTTATCTTGTATTGAATTCTGATCAAATGTACACATTTTTATCCAATAACGCTTCATTTTTATTGATAGAAGGTTCTCCAGGATTTCTCGGAAGAGCTGCTATCGGACTTATGTTAGGAATTACGCTTATAGTGTTTACTTCTTTCTTTTCGTTTTAGTTTTAGCCGGTCCGACCAGATCTTTTTTATTTGACAGATTGTCACTTATTTTGTCCATCATTAACGATACTAAACTCACGTCTTTTTCCGAAATTGTTTTATCTTGTTTTACACCCCATTTTAAAGAAGACATTAAATCATGGGTCAATGGGATTCGCTTGCTTTCAAATTTTTTACAGTTGATTACGTTTCCATTATCGTCAGGTTCTCCGTCATTCTCGGACATGCACATCTGACAAATTCCGGCGGGAGTTAGTTTAAAATAAATGTGATTATTTGTATGATACCCACATTTATTCTGACAATACTTAGATTTCGTATTTATGAGATATAAAGTATCGTACTTTTGAGATTTTAAAATGCCACGAATGTCTTCTACACGGTATCCGTTTACATGATTTTTAAAAAACCGTATAATACTATTCTTCTGAGAATTTTCATTTGATAACAATGTAAATTTTCCAGATTTTTCTGAATCAAAGGCTTCATCGGTTTCTTCGTATTCTGGTAGATTGTAAAATTTGGTAATGTCAGTTGTATCAGTTCTAATGCTAGTGTCTTGAATTACTTTCAACAAATTGCATTTGTAAATATTGTTGTGTGCTTCTGATAGTTTATTACCGATGTATGTTGTATAATAATTATAAACACGGTTCTCATAAGTGTATTTTCCATCCGAGTACGTACATTTATCAGAACCTACAAGTCTGAGACCATTTTTATCATACACACATTTGTCTATTATTTTATCCCAAGAATCGAAAAATGTTTCTGGTTTGCCGTAAATAGTATTCAGAGAAACAAGTATATTTTCTCTTATTCTAAGTGCTACATTTTTATCAACTGAGATGTCCGGCCAATTAAAGTGATATCCTTGTTTTATAAATGTATCTTCACCTTTTTTAATTTCTTTTGGATTGTCAGCTTTTGTTATAATACATTTTAAATCAGGAATGTTATACACATTACACATTACATTCTGTACGGATTCTGCGTAGGTATTTATGTCTATAACACTTGAAGAAAGAATATCAAAATCTATAAAAAATCTGAATACATCTGTTTTTTTCTCGACTATACAATTCTTAAAATTAATGTACTTAACGTATAACTCTTGAAACAAGATGTAATCGGTTGTAAGATCAAGTTTCCCACCGTCTAGCATATAATGTGTTACATTTCTACTACTAGCGTTCTTAACAATTTTACCAGTGGAGAATAACCAGATTCTCAGTGGATTTTTATCCATTTAAAATATTATACATTATATTTTTATATTTATTTATTAAGGTTTAAACTTAATTGTAATATCACAATTATTAGTATATATTCCTTTCACAGCACTTGGAGATAACACACAACGTTTTCCTTTTTTCTTAGCAGTTATGGTTGCCATCATATCACTATCTATAAGCTCTACATTAGATAATGCGTAATCCATTACTTTATTTTCTATAAACCATCTAAAAAAATTTAATTGACCTACGGTTGTGACGATATCTTTTTTTGAAACATTTTCTTCTATTGTATAAGTTCTCCATTTAAGTGTATATGGATCTATAATAAGTCTTTTTTGTCTACAAAATGGATCAAAAAATTTCTTCGAATATGCTTTTAATTGGTTTTTATAATCAATGTATATGTTAAAATAAATAGTATCAGACTTACATTTTAAAGGGTAAGTGATATTATATTTTTTTGAATAATTGGTTACTAACCAATCTAAGAGTCTTAAAGAAAGGGGTGTTTTTTGATCGATTATATCATTTAATAAATCTATTTTGTTTTTATAAAAATTTATTAAAAAGTTAATAAGGGTTATCTCTTTACCATTAAAAGACATTCACCGTATTGTAAATTTAATGTTGTTTATCTTTAAATAAATTTAAAGACAGTATTATATTTACATATAAGTATGACAACTGAGATAATTAACGAAAACTTCAAGAGGCAGATTATTTTTCTATTAAATAATCATTGGACTGGAAAACACGACATGTATTTCCCACTTCAAAATGCTACAAATATAGAACGGAAACACATTTATAAACTTTTTAATTACAAATACATATTCTACACTAAAGATACTGTAAATACAAAAAGAGCGGTGCTTTTTCTATTCAAAAATTCTTGTGGAGAGAATAATGCCGTGATAGTTTTCAAAGATCTAAGTATATACCAGATACAACTATATACATTAGAGGAATACTTTGATGGTAGTATTTTTGAAATTTCTTACACAGACAAAATTATTACAGTTTACGATGCTTTTATGGTTTCAGGAAATAAAACAAATTATCAACCATTTGATGAACGCATTTCAGATGTAGAAATTATGACATCTAATTCAACTATTAAAGATTTCACAATTAAAATGTTGTCTTATTCTGAAGACATACATTGTTTTAAAAATTTGTCAGAGGACGAAGAACTTTTTATGCTACCAGCGAAACTTCCTATTTTAACTGGTGTTAATTTTTCATTTTTCAAATGGAAACCCGCGGAAAAAATAACGTTTTGCCTACAAACTCTAGAAGAAAATGAAAACGATTTAATTTTAATGTCGTCTAATTTCAAGAAACTTATCAAATTTGCTAAGATACATAGTGATTCTTCAGATGGAAATGAGTATATTAAATCTATTAAAAACCTTGAAAATTACAGTGATAATTGTATAATCGAAATTAACACTGAATTTCCCGAGGGAAAGATAACAATCAAAAGAGTAAACACGGATAAAATTTACCCAACGAGTATTAGGCTAATTGAAAAAGTTTTATTCATTAAACATGAAAATATCAAATTTGAAGAGTTGGGTATGTAAACTGAAAAATTTAAAGGATATAATATAAAAGCAATAAGCAATACATTAACGCATTTATCGAAATATGTGTTAATATATTACTTTATAATTATTTTTTTAGTGTTGTAAGACATTTAATGTCTAACGGCGGCAACGGCCCTTCTTGAGGCGCATACCCTTCTTGAGGCAGCGGCGGCGCTTGCGGGCGTACGCGCGGGCACGCTTGGCAGACTTGGTCATCTTAAGACGCGAACCCTTCTTGACACCGCGGCGACCGAAACGGGTACCACCCATGCGAGTCGACGACTTCTTGCGGAGAAGCTTGGGCGAAATGTAGACACGGTAGGTCTTACCGTTCTTGGTGCGCTTGTAGTAAAGACCACCGTTGCAACCCTTGTATACCTTACGCTTCTTGCCGCCGATCATAACGCGCGCCTTCGACGAAAGCTTGCGGACCTTGCGGCCCTTCTTGGCCTTGCGGCCCTTGCACTTCTTCTTCTTGCCAAAAAATAGTTCGAGCATTCCCATAATTAATATTTAATATATATCTGAGAAAAAAAAAATATTTTTAATTAATTTTTTTAAATTACAATTTTGATAAATTTAGAAATTACATTATCTTTTATTTCTTTTTCATTTAGAAATGTAATTAATTTTTCTTTATCACATAGTTTTTTAGTAAATTCTTCTGGAAGCTCGTAATCAAATTCTTTGAATATTTTCCGGGAAATAATATAATCAAAATTTTCACTTTTCTTATTGATTATTCTAAGAACTTCTTCAATACATTTATGTTTTTTAATTAAATTGAAAGATGTAACGGGACCTATCTGCGGTATAGGTTCTGTATAATCACACCCCGAAAGTATACAAAAATCAACAAATGAATCCATGTCCATTTCAAATTTAGACAATATAATACTGGTGTCTATCTCGGTGATGTATCTTGATATACCAGTTTTTAAAATTTTATCACAACCGAATGTTGTAGCATCAGTATCATCCGTAACTGTATAGTCAACAAAACCATTTTTTTGTAAAAAAGCACAGTACTTTTCGGCATCTTCTGGGGCGGTACAGTAAGGTATTCCAGACAATTCAAGAAATTCTTTACACTCTTCGACGTCTTTTTTCTTTATAACAATAAGTTGAGATGTAATTTTTTCAATCTCGGTATTTATAAGTTTTTCTTCTTCATTATTATCAGGAATTCTCTCTCTTAACTGTTCAAGTCGAACATACATTCTTTCTTTATTTGCTTGCCTTTTAACTAACACATTTCTTTTAGCATCCGGAGGTGTACCATCAAATACAAACACCGGAAGAACTCCATTCATAAAGTAGTATTTAATTCTGTTTGCTATACCAATGATGTGTGAATTTGAAGTGCGAGAAGCATACTTAAATTTATATAATAGTATACTACAATCAACGGCTATTTTAGAACCTTTGTATAGATTTATTTCTTTTTCTGAAATAGCATCTGGAGCATATTTCTTAATAAGATTATTTAGTCCTCTGATTCCCATCTGGAATTTAAATTACATTATTATAAATTAAGTTTTTAAATTGAAATATTTTCTGTAAAATTAGATATCCCTTATAATCAAATCCGGAATACATTCAGTTTCGTCTTCTGAAGTATTGCGTAGATCTAACATTCTCTTAGGCGATCTTGGGGGTTTATATTTCGGATGCGTTTTGATGTCATTCTCACGATAATATTCAACTTCTTTCCAGAATTTTTCTAAAATAGGTAGATTTTCGTTTAGCCAATCGTAGTCAATTTTAACCCTAACAATATTCATGATATCAGGTGGTTTGTATTCTATGAAATCAGCATCTTCTAGATTGCAAATGAACATATTTAATTGAACTTGAGGATAGTAATAATCCGGAATATATCCAAATTTAATAGGTCTTTTGTAAGGACACTTTACTTCAAGTAAAATGGGTTTTCCATTTCCATCTTTAGACATTGAAACGCCGTCTGGTGAGCCAGCCAACCAATAATAATCACTACATTTGTGTACATCTTCGTGAGCTATAAGACCAAAGTCATAGTTTTCCTGACCTGTTAATTTACAATACTTATCTATTGCTTCATCTTCGTATTTTTGACCGTGTAGAGTGGCTACGTTACCTACAAAAGGCTTTGGGTCATGTCCGCATTTTTTAAAAAGAACTTCATGGGGTTTTTGATAAGGATTAAGTCCAAGAACTGTACCAGCATCTGAACTCGTTAATTTTCCTTCCCGTTGTTTGAACCACGCATCAGAACGTTGTTCGTGCTGAGGTATAGACTTTAATTTATTTATCTTATCCATGGTTAAATGTATAAATAAATATAATTTATAGCTTTAAATAAAATCTTTTAAGTTATTTCAACTTTTTAACAGTAACACTTACGGCATTTTTCTTTCTTAATTTTTTAGGATCTTCATCTGCTGTTTCGTTTGTTTTGTTTTTATCGTACTTTTTATTACAGTAGTCCCATAACTCTTTTGATCCTATTCTAAATTTTCTATTAGGTTTTGCTCGATACCAATAAACACAGTCTTGTATGTTATTACTTTTTGACGTGTTGTCTAATACAAGACAATCGTAACCCTCTGTACACGCATTTAAAACATCTTGAAAAACACTAAATTGTGGAAAAATGCCAAAAAAA